CTCGCGACCAGCCCGCGCTGCACCTACCCTGGTTGCACGTCCGATCCGCTCGAGGATCACTGCCAGTGCGCGCGGCATCGGGATGCGCATCGCGAGCGCAACCGGAATTGGTGGCGTGCGAAGCGAGCACAGCTCGTGCTCGATTTGTCCAGCGCGACCATCCGCTAGCCTTCCCACTCCGGATCGCTATCGTCGATGGAGGTGAGCGACAGCACATCTCCACGTCCGTATCAGTATCCATACAGGGAGTTCGCGGAGCAGCGGTCGCGCGCTCTTCGTGACAGGGAGCGCGTTCGGAGAAGCCGACCAGGGTTCCGTGAACGTCGGCAACTGATCGCGATAGCCAAGCGCGACGCGCTCATCTGTGAGCGATGCGGAGAGCGCACCAGCGGCACCGTGGAGTGCCTTGCGTGTCGCGTCTACACGGCCACCTATCAGCAGGCCCGGTATCACGCGAGACGCGAGGCGGGGCTCTGCGTCGACTGCGGCAAGCCCGCCGACGCGGGCAGCAAGTGCCGGTTTCACGCCGACCGCCGCAATCGGCGTCGCAAGTTCTTCGGGCGAGGACCGGGTGGCTGAGGTTCTCTCTCGCAAGGTGGTCAAGCGCATCAAGGGCGAGTGCCAGCACTGCGCGGCGCAGGCGGTCCCCGGCTCGGACTACTGCGAGGCACACAAGGCAAAGGCCGCCGAGTACGGTAACGGCTGGGCGCGAAACAGGCGCCAGGAGCGCGCCGATGCGGGCGAGTGCATCACGGGGTGCGGCGTCAAGGTGCGGCGCGAGCGGCGCGAGGACGGGACCTGGAAGCTTCAGCGGTGCGAGGACTGCGCCGAGCTACACAGCGGTGCCATGAGGTCGCTGCGCGAGATGCGTGGTGTCGAGACCGAGAGTTGTGGTGTTGAGACCAAGGGGAAGATCCCGCCCGTCCGCACCGCCCGCACGAAGCTCGAGCGCGCGTACGACAAGCTCGTCGACGGCACCGAGCGAATGATCGAGCGCACCGTCTATCGCTCTCGCGGCGGCCAATCCAAATCCTCGATGGACGCCGACGGGGCGCAGGACATCTCCGACGCGTTGCGCCTGCTGACGGGCCACTGCGATCGGCTGCGCCATCTGCGCGTCGTCGAGGCTGACCTCGGGCGCATCCATCGCGCAGAGGCGCATGCCGCGGTGGCCGATCCTCTCGTACGCGCACTCGGACTCATCGCGGCCGAGGCTGCGCGGTTGTCGCCGGACGGGTGGAAGCTGGTGCGGACGCGGCTCATGGCCATCGGCGGCGAGGACGAGTAAGGCCCCTATTCGTCCCGGTTTCGGGCGGCGGTGACGCTCGTTGTGTGAAGTCGAGCACGAGCTTTGGGCAGCCGGGCGGCAACCCGACGAACAAGGGCGGAAGGCCCAAGGGGTTGGCGAAGATCCTGCGCGCCGAGCTCGACGCGGTGCGCGAGCGGATGGAGACGTCGTTCGAGAAGTCGCCGGACGGCAAGCTGCCGACCGAGATCATGGACGGCTATCGGGCCGTGTTCCGCCGGCTGTGGTCGATCATCATCCGCGGCGACGACAAGGACTCGATCGCGGCGATCAAGCTCCTACTCGAGCGCACCGACGGTAAGCCGCGCGAGTACCTCGAGGTCACCGGCGCGAGCCCCGAGCAGGCCGCTGCACTCGAGGCCCTGCGCATGACGCCCGAGGAGCGGCGCAAGCTGGCCGCGTCCGACGAGACCGAGGACCAGGCGGCGCTCGAGCAGGCGACGGACGCCGATGCCGACGCGGAGTGAGCTGCGCGCGGCTGTCCGTGCGTTCGACCACGTCGAGCCGCTCGCCGACTTCATCGCGCGCCTGACGCCCAAGCACGCGCCCGTCCCGTCGCACCTACAACGCGTCGTCGACGTCATCGAGGCTACGCGTCGCGGCGAGGTGCGCGCGACCATCTCGATGCCGCCTCGGTTCGGCAAGACGATCACGCTCGCGCACGGGCTGGCGTGGCGCATCCTGTACGACCCGGCGTGCCTGAACTTCTACGCGACGTTCGGCTCCGACTTGTCGATCCAAACCTCGCGCATCGTACGGCGTCTCGTGCGCATGGCCGGTGCGCCGCTGTCCTCCGAGGCGCAAGCCGTCACCGACTGGCGGACCATCTTCGACGGCGGACTCAAGGCCACCAGCGTAGGCGGCGACGTCACCGGCCGAGGTTGCAACTCTGGGCTCATCGTGGCGGACGACCTCGTGAAGGGCCGCGCCGAGGCCGAGAGCAAGCTCGTCCGCGATCGGGCGTGGGACTGGTTCCGCGACGACCTCATGTCCCGCCTCGAGCCGGGCGCCTCGCTGATCGTGAATATGACCCGTTGGCACGAGGACGACATCATCGGCCGGCTCCATCGCGATCCGCTCGGCGAGAAGTGGATCCACGTCGAGCTCCCTGCCGTCATCGGCGCCAACGGCGATCCAGTCGATGAACGCACGGACGCCAACGCCCGCGCTCTCTGGCCCGAGGTGTGGGGGCTCGATCGGCTCGCGCCCGTGCGCATGCGCGGCGAGCACGGCTGGTGGTCGCTCTTCCAGCAACGTCCATTCCCCAAGGGCGGCGCGATGTTCAAGCGCGCATGGTTCGGCGTCGTCGAGGCGGCGCCTGCGGGTGGTCGAGCCGTGCGCGGTTGGGACCTCGCAGCGACGAAAGACGGCGACGGGGCGGCGACGGCGGGCGTGAAGATCCGCGAGGTCGGCGGGCGGTTCTACGTCGAGCACGTCGCGTGGCTGCGTGGTTCGCCGCACGAGGTCGAGCAGCTCATCGTGTCGACGGCGCAGCAGGACGGCTCGAACGTCGTGCAGGACTTGCCGCAGGACCCGGGGCAAGCGGGCAAGTCGCAGCGCTCGTATCTCGCGGGAAAGCTCGCCGGGTTCCAGGTGCGGTTCTCGCCCGAGACGGGAAGCAAGGAGCTGCGCGCCGAGCCGCTGGCGAGCCAAGCCCAGGCGGGGAATGTGTCGCTCGTGCGCGGCGCTTGGAACGAGGAGTTTCTCGACGAGGTGGAGGCGTTTCCCGTAGGTCGACTGAAAGATCGGGTCGACGGGGCGTCCCGTGCGTTTGCGGCGCTGTCGCGTGGGCGCGTCGTGCAGGTGCCGGTTGCGGGCGGCGCGATCGAGGAAGCCCTCCGCTCCAAGCCCAAGCTCTCCGACGATCAGCAGGCGGCGGTGACGCAGGCGTTGCTCGACATGATCTAGCGAATCGGCCCGGACGCTTCAGGCGCCTATTGCTGTCAGGTGCCACGAGGAAATCCGCGGATGGTCAAAGGGGCGCCGAGCCTAAACCCCTCAGGCCGTTCACCCGCCGAGCTCGCGGCCATCGCCAAAGCCAAATCCGCCCCCGGCTACGACGGCGTGCAGGCCAGCTACGGCTACGTCCGCAGTGGCGAGAACGATTCGCGCCTGAGCGGCGCGACCCGCTGGAAGACCTTCGCGAACCTCTACCGCACGTGCCCGCCGGTGCCAATCTGGGCTCGCCTCCGCGATCGGTTGCTCTCGGGCATCCAGTGGACGCTCACCCCCAACGAGGCCGGCGGCGAGCTGGCCGAGCGCGGCGTCGAGGTCGTCACCGAGGCGCTGCTTAAGGTCCGGCTCGGCGCCGGCGCATCGGTCCGCCCGTGGAGCAAGGTCGCCGCCCGCGCGATGAACGGCGCCGCGGCGACGGGCTTCTCGCTGCATGCGCTGGCGTTCGGTCGCCGCAAGCGAGACGGGCTCGTGGTCTACACGGACATCGCGCACCGCCCGCAGCCGACGATCGAGAAGTGGTGGCGCGAGGGCGGCGACGCGACCCCGTTCGTGCGCGTGCAGCAGACGCTCTCGACGGGCCAGACCGAAAGCCTCGACCTTCGCGATTGCCTCTACGTCGTGAACGACAACGGCACCAACAGCGAGAGCCCGACCGGCGTCGGCATGCTCGACCTCATCGCCGAGCGGGCGCGACTGCTCGGGGTGTACGAGTCGATCATCGGCACCGAGATCGCGTCGTCGATGGGCGGCATCCCGATCTCGCGGGCGCCGTTGCAGGAGATTGCATCGGAGGCAAAGTCCAAGCTGGAGAAGCTCGGTCAGAGCGGCGCGGATCTGCTGAGCGGCATCGCGAGCGTGGTCGCCGCCAAGACCCTATCGCTCCGTACGTTCCTCGCGAACCGCTTCAAGGATCCGACGACGCTGCAATGGCTCGAGCTCGACTCGGCCACGTATCAGGGCACGGACCCCAACACGATCACGGGCGTCAACAAATGGGGCGTCGAGATCATCAAGCCCGAGCTCCAGGGCGTCACCGAGAGCCATCCGATCGCGCGCGAGTTCATCCTCGACATCGCGCGCATGCTGGGCGTCGAGCATGTGTTCGTCGGCGGCGGCGAGACGACGGGGACCTATGGCATGCACGAGAGCAAGATCAGCGCACTCGGCGCCGATCTCTCGGCCGAGGCTCGCTTGTTCGCCGCGGTCGCCGATGACCAGATCGTCCGCCGCATCGTCGCCGCGAACGGACTCGATCCGGACCTCGCCGCGCCGTCGCTGACACCGGGGCCGATCATGCGCGCCGACGTGCTGAAGGCGGTGCAGGCCATCGCGCAGCTCAACATGGCCGGGCTCGCGGTCAACCATCCCGCCAAGCGCGCGGTGTTCGAGGGCGTCGACCTGCCCTGGCAGGACGAGGACGAGCCGATGCTGCCGCGGTTCGGCGGGTTCCCGCGGCCTGCGTTCGGCGAGCCCGAGGACGAGAAGCCCGAGGAAGAGCAACCCGAGCCCACCGAGACCGAGCGCGAGGAGCCTGTTGAATGAGCGAGACCATCACCTTCGACAACGGCGCCTCGGCGCGCATCTACGGATCGCTCGCTGGCGCGCTCAGCTATCTCGGCTCCGAGACAGATGCGTGGGACGCACTCTCGACCGACGAGAGCCTCCAGCGACTACTCGTGCGCGCTGGCCGCTACCTCGATCGCCTGCTCTGGATTGACGACTACGACACGTTCGCCGAGCGCGACGCGCTCACGGTCGGAGATGCAGATGGCGACGCGAAGTATCCGTTTCGCGCCGCGAGCTATGAGCTTGCGCGCCTCGCCCTCGACGACGAGAGCGTGCTCGCCGCCGAGGATCAGGGCTCGAACATCCAGAGCATGGGCGCGGGCGGCGCGAGCATCACGTTCTTCTCGCCGACGTCTACGCAGCGCGGAACCGCATCGGCGCTGCCTTCGGTGCTGATGAAACTCGTGGGCGGGTATCTCGCGTCGAGCGAGTTGGACGCCACAGCCGAGGGCGGCTCGTCCTCGGAAGGCTCGTGTGTCAACCCGTTCGGGCCGTGCTCGGACTTCGATCGAAACGAGCCTTGGTGACCCATGGCCAACCAACTCGCCAAGCTGCTCGCGAAAGGACTCGGAGGTCAGAAGCTGCTCGGCTTCGGCGCGATGACGCTCGTCCGTGTTGACCCCGGCGCACGCGGTGCAACGCTGACCGCCGGCACAACGCTCACGACGACGAGTTACCAGTGCAAGGGCCGCAAGGGCGTCTCGCGTCGCGCCTACTGGCAGTTCTGGCAGAACGCGCAACTCACCGGAGCGCAGGCGCGGACGTCATTTGTCGGCTTCACGATCCTCGGCGCGACGCTGCCCGATGGCATCGAGCCGCGCGCGGGCGACCGCATCACGCACGGCGGCAAGACGTACACGATCGCAGCCGACGGCACGAGCGAACCGACGGGCATCGGCGCCGTGTGGGAGTGCATGACGAGGGTAGGGGGCTAGCCATTTCGGAACGCGACATGCGCTCGCTCCTCACGCTGATCGCTCAGCGTGTTGGGCTCAGCTATGAAGACGTGGTCGCCTGGCTCCGCGAGGAGAACAGCGTGGCCGCCATCGAGGAGCGCATCCTTCGCGGCGACTACGCGCGCGCGATCACTGGCGTCGACGCAGCGGCCGGCAAGATCGCCGCGGACATCCAAGCGCAGTACGTCGCGGCGGGCCAGCGTGCGGCCGACTGGCTCGACGGCAAGGTGAGCGACAAGCTCATCCGGTTCGACACCGCGACACCGCAGGTCGTGCAGCGCGCGCGGGCGAACCAGTTGGAACTGGTCCAAGGCTTCACGCTCGAGCGAAACCAGATCGCGCGGCAGATCACGCAGCGCGCGCTCGTCGAGTCGGCCGCGCAGGGCGTCAACCCGAGGCGCATCGCACAGGACTTCCGAGACAGCATCGGGCTCACGCCGAATCAGGAGCAATGGGTCGCGAACTACCGGCGCGCGCTCGAGAGCGGCGAGTACCTACGCGCGACCGGCTACGAGCTGTCGAGCGGCCAGGCTGATCGCACGCTGCGTCGACTCGACCGCGATGGCGGCTCGCTGACGCCGGCGCAGATTGATGACTATGTCGAGAGGTACCGGACGAACGCGCTGACCTACCGTGCAGAGACCATCGCCCGCACCGAGGCGCTCCGCAACGCGCACGAGGGCGCAGACGATGCGATGCGGCAGGCCATCTCGCGCGGTGACGTCGAGGCGGACGCGCTGGTCAAGGAATGGCACGCCGGCCCGGCGACGACGGATGCGCGTGAGCAGCACCAGGCGATGGACGGGGTGCGAGTGAAGTTTGGGGAGGACTTCGTGCTGCCGGATGGCGTGCGCATGAGCAGCCCGGGAGATGTGCGTGGTGGGCCGGCTCACACGGCAAATTGTCGATGCACGTCCTCGACGGCGTTCGATCTGGAGAAACGGCGGGCCGCATGATCCTCCTCTGCCCCGGCTCGCGCGACTGGTCGTACGACTTCACGGCTCGTGCGCTCGTGCAGCATCTGCCGCACCTCGACCTGCGCATCGCCTACTCGATGGCCGAGGTCATCCCGCTCGCCGCCGAGGCCGACCTGATCGTCGACTTCTGGTGGCGCGGTGGGCTGGAGCAGCACTACGGACGGCGGGTCGTGAAGCAGGTCTCCTCGCACCGCTGGACGCAGCGCAAGTACGGCCGACTGCCGGCGCGCGTGCTGGCGCGCAAGCACCTCGCGCGATCGGCGGGCGTGGTCGTCCCTTCGCTGCGCTTGCTCTCCGAGGTGCGTGCCGGCCTCGACCAGCACGCCGCGATGCCGCTCGGCGCCTCGGTGCTTTCACCCGACGAAGTGAGCCTCGCGCCCAAGGGATTCCACCCCGAGCTGATGTGCGACGAGCAACGCCGGTCGGGGCCGCTGCGCGTCGGCTGGGCCGGGTCAGCGAAGCAGGCCGACAAGCGCCTGCCCGTCATCCGCGAGGCATGGCCGTCGCTCGTCGAGTGCGGGCCTGGATCACGCGGCCCGGAGCTGGCCTACGAGCAGATGGGCGCCTGGTACAACGCGATCGACGTCATCACGTGCGCATCCGACGCCGAGGGCGATCCGCGCCCGGTCATCGAGGGCATGGCGTGCGGCTGCTTCCCGGTGACCGTCGACGTCGGCATCGTCCCCGAACTGGTCGAGCACGGCGTGAGCGGGCTCATCGTCGAGCGCTCGCCCGAGGCGTTCCGCGACGCGCTCGCGTGGTGCGCAAGGAACGTCGACTACGTGCGCGAGGCGGGTCGTCGCAACGCCGAGCGGATGCTCGAGACGCGGACATGGGCGGCCTGCGCACCGGCATGGGGCGCGGCGTTCGAGCGGGCGCTGACGACGCAACAAGAGCGGGCAGCATGACCCCAGACGAGAGAGTGCAGGCCGTCGTCGATCGCGTGCTCGCCAAGCTGGACCGCGCGAGGCTCGCCGAGATTGCAGCCCGGTACGAGGTCGCGACCTCCGGACCGAGTGCCACGAAGTATCTCGACGCCGAGCGATGGATCCGTG